GCGCGTCGCGTACCACTTCATCCGGTCGCGCCCGGAGACCGACGACACCAGTTTCTTCGACTGGTCGCAGCTCACGCGCGTCCCGGCCACGAGCGTGATCCACCTCTACGATCCGCTCCGGCCCGGCCAGCTCCGCGGCATGCCGCACCTCACGCAGGCGCTCATCACGCTGCACGAGCTGGCGAAGTACGACGACGCGACGCTCCTCCGCCAGCAGCTCGCCAATCTCTTCGTGGGCTTCTTGAAGACGCCCCAAGGGCTCGGCGAGGCGGAGACGGTGCATCCGCTGACGGGCGAGCTGACCGACACCCTCGACGAGAAGGCCGTGCTCAGCCTCGAGCCGGGCATCTTCCAGGAGCTTGGGCCCGGCGAAGACGTGGCCTGGTCCGATCCGCCCGAGGCGCGGGGTTACCCGGACTTCATGCGGCAGCAACTCTTTGGTGTTGCCGCCGCGACCGGCGTGCCCTACGAGGTCCTCACGGGCGACATGCGCGGCGTCAACGACCGCGTCGTCCGCGTGCTCCTCCACGAGTTCCGGCGCCGCATCCAGGCCTGGCAGCACCAGATCATCGCCTTCCAGGTGTGCCGCCCCATCTGGCGGGCCTGGCTGGACCGGGTCTTTCTCGCCGGGGCGCTGCCGATCCCCGCCGCCTACGTCGAGAACCCCGAGCCGTGGGCGGCCGTGAAGTGGGTGCCCCAGGGTTGGCCGTATCTCCATCCGGTCCAGGACATCACGGCCCAGAAGGCCGCGATCCGCAACGGGCTCACCTCGCGCTCGGCCGTGGTCAGCGAACAGGGCGAGGACTCGGAAGCGATCGACGCCCAGCAGGGCGCGGACAACGCGCGCGCCGATGCCCTGCACTTGCGGTACGACTCCGACGGCCGCGGCTCGTCCAGTGGGGCGACGCCGGCCTCCCCCAATGAAGGAGGGGTCGAATGAACCCATGGTTTCGCGTCCAACTTTCAGAGACCGATCCAGTCGTCGCCGATCTGTATGTCTTCGAGATCATCGGGGACTGGATTGACGATCTTTGGGGATTCGACGCCGTCGCGACGGCGAAGAGCTTCCAGAAAGCCCTCGACGGCCTGCCGGCATCCGTGCAGACCATTCATCTGCACGTCAACAGCCCTGGCGGCGATGTCTTCGGGGCCGTGGCGATCGCGAACATGCTGCGCGATCAGCGCCTCTCGAAGGGCCGCCGGGTCGAGGCGTCCGTCGAGGGGCTCGCGGCCAGCGCCGCGTCGTTGATCATCCAGGCGGGTGATCCGATTCGGATGGCCGACAACGCGCTCGTGATGATCCACGACCCCTGGACGGTCGCCTGGGGCAACGCCCGCGAACTGCGGAAGGGGGCCGACGACCTCGACAAGATCGGCGGGACGGCGATCGTGCAGACGTATCGGTGGCATTCCCCGCTCAGCGACGAGGAGATCCTGGCGCTGATGGCGGCGACGACCTGGATGGACGCCGACGAGGCAATCGCGAAGGGCTTTGCCACCGAGAAGGTCGAGGGCCTGCACGCCGCGGCGAGCCTCGACCGGCGAGCCCTGGCACGCCTCACGATCCCGGAGCCGTATCGCGCCCGGGTCGAGGCGCTCCTGGCGCCGGTGCCCGCGCCGGTCCCCGCGCCCGTCCCGGCGCCGGCGGCGGACGTGGTCCGGCGCTGCCGCGAGGCCGAGTGCTTCGACCTGGCCGAGCCGCTCCTCGCCGAACACGCCACCGCCGAGACGGTCGAGGCCCGGCTGGCCGAGGCCCAGGCGACGCGGCGGGCGGCCACGGCCCGCGCCACCGAGATCCGGGCGCTCTGCGCCACCGCGCAGTGCCCCGAGCTCGCCGACGGCTACGTCGCGGGCGCCATGCCGATCGAGGCGGTGCGGGCGCACCTGACGACCGTGACGGCGCGGCTCGCCGGCGCGGAGATCGACCACCGCCTCGGCCCCGACCAGGGCGCGCGGGCCCAGCCCCGGATCAATGTCGCCGCGATCTACGCGGCGCGCAACCAGACCCCGGCGTGATGAATTCGCCCCCACTGAAGGAGTGACCCCATGAGCTCAGAGACCGAAGGACGCTACGCGGGCGAGTTCATCCTCGCCGAATCGCCCGGCACGATCAGCCGCGACACCGTGACCGTCACGGTGCCGGCGTCGACGACCTACACGCCGGGCACCGTGCTCGGCCAGATCGCCGCCACGGAGGCCTACGCCCCCTACGACGACGCGGCCTCGGACGGCACCGAGACCGCGGTCGGCATCCTCTACGGCGAGCTGGAGAACGAATCCGCGCTCGCGGCCGACGACATGACGGGCGTGATCGTCAACTTCGGCGCCGAGGTCCGCTCCGACGATCTGGTGTGGGGCGCGGGCGTGGACGAGGACGCCGGCCTGGCCGACCTCGCGGCGCGGTACATCAAGGCGCGCGACTAGGCGCGCGGAACGAGGCCCGGTGGAACCGCCCGGCGCGCGCGTCGCGCCGCTGGCAGCAGCCCGAGACAGGGAGACACAGACACCATGCCCATGATCGACATCTTCCGCGACGACGCCTTCAGCGCGGTCTCCTTGACCGACGCCGTGCTCAAGGCCCCGTACCGCCCGGGGCGCATCGGCGCCCTCGGGCTCTTCCGCGAGAGCGGCATGATCACGACCACCGCCGTGATCGAAGAGAAGGACGGCGCGCTGAGCCTCATCCCGACCGGTCCGCGGGGCGGGCCGGCGAGCACCATCGGCCGGGAGCGACGCACCGCGCGCAGCTTCATCGCCTCGCACCTCGAGCGCGAGTCCACGATCCTCGCCGACGAGGTCCAGGGCGTCCGGGCGTTCGGCTCCGAGAGCGTGCTGGAGGGCGTGCAGGCGATCGTCAACGAGCGGCTCGCGACGCTCCGGGCCATGCACGAGGTGACCCTGGAGTACCACCGGGTTGGGGCCATCAAGGGCCTTATCCTCGACGCTGACGGGGTGACGACGATCTACAACCTCTTCACCGAGTTCGGCATCGTCCAGCAGACGCACGAGATCGACTTCTCGTCCGCGACGACGAACGTCCGGAACGAGGCGATCGCCATCCAGCGCCTCGCCGAGACGGAGCTGGGCGCCGAGCCGATCACGGGCTACCGCGCCTTCTGCGGCGACGACTTCTTCGACGCGCTCATCGAGCACGCCTCGGTCGTCACGTCGCTCCAGTACCAGGAGAGCCGGCTCCTCCGGACCGATCTCCGCGCGGGCTTCGAGTACGGCGGCATCACCTGGGAGAACTACCGGGGCAAGGTGGGGGCGATCGACTTCTTCCCCACCGGCGAGGCCTTCGTCGTCCCGGTCGGCCCCCAGATCTTCAGCACGAAGTTCGCGCCGGCGGACTTCATGGAAGCGGTCAACACCCTCGGGCTCCCGATCTACGCGAAGATGGTGTTCGACCCCGAGCTGAACCGGTGGGCCAAGGTGCACACGCAGAGCAACCCGCTCGCGCTCTGCCTGCGCCCGCGCGCCGTGATCAACGTCACGATGGCCACCTAGACGGAGGCCGACGTGAGTGACGCCCGGGTCCCGATGGACCCCATTCTGGGCGCGTTCGGGGTGCCGGCCACGGTGACGCGGCCGGCCCCCGACGACACGCCGATCGAGACGACGGGGGTCTGGATCTCCCCCCTGACGGCCGACGCGCCGGGGGGCGGGTTCGAGCTCCAGCGCCGGGAGCGGCGGTACCTTCTCGTGCTCGATCGGGACACCGTGCCGACCGTACCACGCGGCACGCGCGTCGAGGCGCCGGAGCGCCTCGACGGGACCGTGCGGACCTGGCGCGTCGACAGCCTCGAGCGCGTCGATACGGATGAGACCCGCGTGTGGGTCATCCCCGTGGAGGACGAGACGTGAGTGACACGCCACGCCGGCGCGCGATCGTGGAGGCGTTCCAGACGCGCCTCGGGGCGATCGCCGTCGCGGACGGGTTCCGGACCGACGCCGGCCTGCACATCTTCCTGCAGGAGACGCCGGCGCTCGGCGACGACGACCCGGACATCGCGATCGCGCTCCTCACCCGGGCGGACGAGTCGAGCTGGCAGGGGGAGCACGTCATGCTCCGCCTCCCCGTGGAGATCCAGGCCGTGGCGAAGGATAGCCTCGACGCCCCGTGGCTCCTCGTCGAGGACCTCCTCGCGGACATCAAGACGGCCGTCGAGCTCGAGGACCGGACCCTGGGCGGCCTGGTGCGGCGGCAGATCGAGCGCGGCGCGACCGTCACGGTGGAGCGCGCCGAGGGCAGCACGGTCGTCGGCCTGTCGATCACGTACGTCGCCCCCTACACGGAACGGTGGGGGCACCCCGAGGTCTGAGCCATGGCGACCATCACGCTCCGCCTCGACACGACGGACTTCCAGCGCGCCGTGCGCAAGCTGAAGGCGAAGGCGCCGGTGGCGATCGCGCGGTCGCTCAACCGCGCCGCGAAGAGTGCGCACACCGCGCAGGCCCGCGCCGTCGCGCAGGACATGGGGATCCCGGTCGGCACGGCCAAAAAGGCGATGCGGATCGAGGAGGCCACGGCGGGCGCGCTCGTCTCGCGCGTCGAGGCGCGCGGCGCCCGATTGCCGTTGATCGCCTTCCGCGCGCGCGGGCCGGAGCCCTCGCGCGGCCGGGGCCGGGGCGTGACCGCGCGGCTCCCCGGCGGCGCCGGGCGCTACCCGCGCGCCTTCATCGCGACGTTGCAGAGCGGCCACCGCGGCGTCTTTGAGCGCGCCAGCGCGCTCACCCGACGATCGCGCGGAGCGTGGGGGAAGAATCTGCCGATTCTCGAAAAGCACGGGCCCTCCATTCCGCATGTCTTCAACAAACACCGCGCGGTCGGCATCGCCGCCGGCGAGGCGTCATTGACCAAGAACCTCTCGCACGAGTTCCGGTGGGCGCTCGAGCAGTCCGCCACAGGGAGTTAACCGCGATGCCCGACAATTCTGCGCCGTTCGAAATCATCGCCGCGCCGTTCACGCTCCACGTCGCCCCGGTGGGCACGCCCTTTCCCGACGTCGACGCCGAGCCGGCCGTGACGTGGGTCAAGGTCGGCACGAGTGGCGACCGGAACTACACCGAGGACGGCGTGACCGTCCAGCACAGCCGAAGCATCGAGAAGTGGCGGGCCGTGGGGAGCCCCGGGCCGCGCAAGGCGTGGCCGACCGAGGAGGACCTGATCATCGGCCTCACCCTCGCCGACCTCTCGCTCGAGCAGTACCAGCTCGCGCTCAACCACCAGACCGTGGCCACCGTCGCCGCGGGCGTCGGCACGGCCGGCTACAAGAGCCTCGGGCTCTCCCGCGGGCTGAGCCTGCCACAGCGCGCGCTCCTCATCCGCGGGGCCTCGCCCTACGGCGACGGCTTCACGATGCAGTACGAGGTGCCCGTGGCGTATCAGTCCGGCAGCCCCGAGGTGGTGTTCCGCAAGAACGAACCGGCCGCACTCGCGCTCGAGTGGACCGCCCTCGAGGATCCGGACGCCGCGACCGAGAACGAGCGGTTCGGCCGGATCCTCGCCCAGACCGCCGATGCTGAGACCTAGCGAGGTGGAGGCGCGGCGGGCCCAACTGCAGGCGGCGGTGGCCGGCCACAAGGCCGCGATCCGCCGCCACCGCGCGGACCTGGCACGCGCCAAGGCGGCGCTCGTCACGTTCGAGGCGGCGTGCCGCGCCCACGGCATCGGCGTCCATTCCGTGTCCGAGGCGAAGGAGTCTCTCCATGGCCAACCCGTCTCCCGTTCCGCTTGACCTCTCCACGCTCCACCAGGGGGCGCCCGTTACGATCGATGGCGCGCCCTACATGATTCGGCACCCCGACGCGCTCTCCCTCGGCGGGATCAAGCGCCTCGAGGCCGACGCGCCCGTGATTCAGGGGCTGCTACAACAGGACGCGCTCACGCCGGCCGAGGACGTCCGCCTGAGCGAGCTCCTCGGGCGCGTCTGCGAGGCCGTGTTGGACGCGCCCGCGGCGGTGGTGGCCACGCTCAGTGATGCGCATCGGCTCCTCATCGTGCGGCGTTTTACGCAGCTCCGGCGGGCCCCCGCGCCGCCGCCGTCGGCCGGAGCGACGACGCGCCGGGGCCGCCGTGGGAAGAGATCCTCCCGCGGTTGATCCGGTTCTACGGAGGATCGCCGGCGCACTGGTATGCGGCGGTCCCCCTCGGGCTCGTGAAGGTGTGCGCGGCGATGCTGCCGCGCCTCCGGGCGGAGGAATCCATGCTCGCCGCGGAACGGATCGCCGTCGGCACCGGGTCGCTCAAGTCGAGCGTGGCGCGATCGATCCGCCGCGGCTGGGAACAGCAGCGCACTGGTGAGGGCACGGGCGCAGCTCGCGCCGCGCGGGCCACACCGGCGGCGCTCGGCGCGATCGGAATCGGCTACCGAGTCACACGACGATGAGCACCACCCGTATTAGCACGGCCGTCCTCGAGCTCCGCACCGACGCGGCGGGGTTCTTCTCGACTCTGGATGCGGCCGAAAAGCGCGGCCAGAATCTGGGCGCGACCTTTGCGAAGGTCGGAAAGGACCTGCAGGCCTGGGGCACCAAGACGACGCAATTGGGACAATCCCTGAGTGTCGGGGTGACCGCGCCAATCGCGGCGTTGGTTGGGGGCCTCGGTGCGCTGGCCGTGAGTACGGCCAGCGCCGGCGACACGATCGCGAAGGCTGCCCGGGCGGCCGGGCTCGGCGCCGAGGACTACCAGGAGCTCACGTACGCACTCGGCCAGGTGGCGCAAGTCACCGACGAGCAAATCAACCTCGCGTTGGGTACGCTCACGAAAACCATCGGTGAAGCCGCGGCGGGGAGCAAGACGGCGGCCACGGCCTTGCTCGAACTCGGCTACAGCCAGGAGCAGATCCGGAGCGGTACGATTGAGACCGACGACGCGTTCCGTCGGATGACGGTGGCCATGCAGGCCGCGAAGGCGCCCGCCGAAGCCGTCGCCCTCGCGGGCGATCTCATCGGCCAGCGCACGGGCCGGGTCCTGGCGGGCGCGCTCCGTGAGTCCGGCGGCGAGATGGACCGGCTACGGCAACGGGCACACGACCTCGGGATCGTGATGTCGGGGAGCGCGCTGGCCGCGTCCGAGCAGTTCAACGACGCGCTCGACGACACGAAACGGCAGTTCGCCGCGGTCGGGCGCGAGATCGGCGCGGCGGTCTTGCCCCTCATCACGAAGGACCTGATCCCGGCGCTCCGCGACACCGTGGTGCCCATGCTTCGGTCGGCCGCGAGCGCGATCGCGGATCTCCTGACGTGGTTCAGCTCCCTCTCGCCGGTCGTGAAAGGCGCGACCGTCATCGTCGCGGGCCTGGCGATGGCCATCGGGCCCGTGCTCATCGTCGTGGGCCAGCTCGCGGTTGGGATCGGGGGGCTCATGGTGGCGTTGGGGGGAGTCGGCGCCGCCGGCGCAACCGCGAGTGCGGGGATTGGGGCGACCGGTGCGGCGGCGGCGACGGCCGCCCCGCGCGTCACGATGCTCGGCTCCGCGATGGGGGTCATGGCCAAGGCCGCGGCGGTCGCCGGCGCGGCGCTGGCGGGCTGGCAGATCGGGACCTGGATCCGCGACACCAAGCTCTTCGGCGAGGAGCAGATGAGCCTCGGCGAGTCCTTCGACTTCGGCGTGACGAAGATCGCCAACTGGGCCCGCGGGATCGAAGCGTCCGACGCGGACATCGAAAGCGCGATCCTCTCACAGCGGAAGTTGAAGACCTCGACGGACGACACGACCGTGGCGATCGAGGCCGAAACAGCTGCCGCGATCGCAGCCGCGATCGCTGAAGCGGAAGCCGCGGCGGCTGCTGCCGCCGCGGAGGCGGCGCACAAGAAGCTCCGCGAGGAGGTGGAGAAACTCGCCGAGCAATTCAGCGATCGCGCCGTCGCGGGCGAGGCCCGCA